CGAATGGCGAAGAAAATTATTACTCAGGCAGAAAGACAAAAAGACATTCTAACGTATCGCAGGGCCGCCGTTGACGACGCTCAATCTATTCTGAATGCAGAAGATGGCGATACGGTAGCCGTGGATGATGTTGACGGTGCTAAAGTGCTGAGTCTAGGCGGGCAACAGATGTCTAATGAAAGTCATCTTCAACAATTGAATAACTGGTTTAATATGATCTCGGCAAACCCGGAAGCTTTGGCGGGCCAACGAACCGATGCCAGTTCAGCTACTGAAGCGAGGATTCTTGCTTCAAATGCCTCTGTGTATCTTGAGGATATGAAGGATTCTGTGTATGATGCCGCGACGAAGGAGGCAAGAAAGCGAGCATGGTTCTTACACACTGATCCATTTATCAATCTTCCCCTGATTCAGCGTATATCTATCCCTGCTCAGTATCAACAGACGCCGATGGGTCCAATGGTTACACAATCCCCGCAGATAGTTAAACGACAAGTGTACCTGACTCCTGAAGCTCGCAAGGGTGAATTTCTTGACTACAATTTTAAGATTGAACCTGAATCAATGGGGAGAAAAGACGGCCAGAGTCGATTCATAGAAGCAATGGATTTTGCTGTTAAGATTCTACCCGCCGCAGTTCAAGCGGCTCAGAGCATGATGCTGATGGGCATACCGTTTAATGTTAAAGTCTTCATATTGAAGATGGCAAAAGATCGTGGTATTGATTGGATGGATGAGGTTTTCGACGATCCAGAATTTCAGATGAAGATGGCAATGATGATGATGCGGGCACCGGGACCGCAAGGCTCGCAGGGCGTTCCTATGAGTATGATGCAAAACGGACAACCCGGTCAAGTTATGGGTAATCCCAGTGCTGCCAAGCGTGAACGGCAGCAACAACAAACTGGGGCAAATGAAGATCAGAGGATGAACAAAGCTACAGGAGGATAAGATGCCAGCACGATACGAAGGTATAAAACGAGCGATGAGAAAGAAGTACCCAAATGCGTCAGAGGCGACGATTAAGACGCACGCTGCAACGATTTATTACGCAACGAAGAAAGCGGGATAACCAAACCTTGACCACGGGACACCCGCCTCTGTCTCTAAGGCACAGAAATCCAATACGGGCGACAAGCATGCTGTTGCTCCCGTAGGCAGTGGGTCTCGGTTTAAGGCCCTTAAGAAAAAACTTGCAAGCGAGAAGAACCCTCCCAGTGATCCGGGAGCCGTGGCTGCTGCAATCGGCAGGAAAAAGTATGGGAAAAAACGATTCCAGAAGATGGCTGCGGCTGGGAAAAAGGAGAAAGGATAATTATGCCACTCTACGTATATCATTGTCGAAAGTGTGATAATGTGCAGGAAGAGTTCCAGCATATCACTGATGAAGCTCTTACGGACTGCGAGAAGTGCGGAGCTAGGGGGTCCTTGCATACGGTGCCGACTGCCCCGCACACTCAGCTAGAGTACCATAAACCGATTGAGATGTTCAGCATCGGCCTGACAGATGACGAGGAAATTCTAGCGTTTAAAGGGCAATGCCCCGATGTGGACGTGTCGATGGACCCATCGGACGAGATGTACGGCATCCCCGTAGCTCGAACCAGACAACAGAAGTTACAGGCCCTACGAGCAGTAGGGTTTGAAGAAAAGTCGTAAATTTTTCGAGATTTATGGTAGTTTGACTTGACTTTTTGATTCTATGTGGTATAATTAAGCTTGGACATAGTTTAACTGCGAGGCTTGTGACGTTTAAACAACAGGACGAAAGGGAAATTATGGCTGACCCGAATGAAGACACGGAACTAAATGCTGATGAAGAAGTAGTACCGGAAACTAACGCAGATCAGGTTGAAGACTTTGATCGGAAAGCGTTGGAAGACGACATTGCTAAGAAGTTAGATGTCGTGTTTTCCGACCGAGACGTGGATGAGGATGATCTTGCTGCCATCGATGAGCTAGAAGACCCCGATAATGATGGGGATATCTCAGAAGATGGTGAAGATGGTGAAGATGGTGAAGGAGATGAGGTTCAAGACAGTGAAACTGGGGAAGCTACAGCCGATGGGGACGACCCTGACGCTCTAACCCTTCCTGACGCTCATCGAAGATCACTAGAGGCTTACGGTTGGACAGAACAGGATATCACCGAGAACCTTAACTTGCTGGGTGAGAAGTTCCTCCAAACTGCAGAACGAATGCACAACAACCGTAATAAAGAATTGACAGCATGGGCTGAAGAAGGTCGAAAAGCTCGTGATGGTCAACAGTCGCAGGAACAGGAAAGACAGGCTCCGGTTCAGCCCTCAACTTCGGAAGGAAGTGTCAATGCAATTCCTACCTTGGATGTTGAGAAACTGCAAGAGAAATATGGGGATGATGAAATCATTGCCGAGATTGTAGGGCCGTTTAACAAGATGGCCGAGTCAGTGAATGCAATGATTCCTCAGATTCAAGCCAGTCACAAGGAGATTGAAAGTGCTCAAGCAGAGCAAGTCAGCAGATTTGTCGATAGCTTTTTTGGCAGCGATGAGTTGAAGGGCTACCAAGAATTGTATGGCAATCCTGCTGATGGCTTGAACAACGACCAGATCGAAGCTCGTAACAATTTGTTGCAGACAGCCTTCGATATCGTAACTGGTGCTCGCAATCTCCGTCGTCAGGAAGTACCTTTACAGGATGCCCTGATGAATGCTCACGATATTGTGTCGAGGGATTTTACAGAACACGCTATCCGGGAAAAGATCAAGCAGTCTGCTAAACCACGAGAGAAAGGAATTTCGCTTCGACCGACTAAACGTACTGGTGGACAACCCAATATAACGGGTCGCCCCCGCAGTCGGAAAGAACTGGAAAACCGCGTCGCTCAGGGCTTAGCAAGAGCTTTTAACGGGTAACATAAGAAAGGAGAAACCCTAATGGGTGTTGATAATAGTGCTCTTGCTGATCTGATTGCTACGACTTTAAAAGACTTGCCGAAGAAGCAGTTTGAGGTCATGTGGACGTATCAGAATTATGAGTTTTGTAACATTTACCAGAAGCATCGTCGGCAGATCGACGGCGGTACTTCCATTCAACGTAACGTAGTTCTCGACAATAACGGTCGGGCACGTTACCGTCGTCTGTATGACACCGATCAGCCTACGGTTGACAGCAACCAGCACGAGATCGATGTTCCGTGGACTCAGATTGGTGTGGATTATTCGTGGGATGTGTTGGAGCTTTTGCGTCAACGTAACAGTTCTAAGGGCTTCATCAACCTGATTGAGTCCCGTCGGACCACAGCAATGTGGGACCTTGCCGATCTGCTTGAGGAACGTGGGTGGTTGACGCCTACTTCTGCAACGGACAAGAAGTATCCCTATGGCGTGCCGTACTACGTCAATTATCTCGACAACGGCAGCACTACGGGCGGCTTCAATGCTCAGACGATCCGGTATCAGGGAGGTACAACTGGTACGATCTGTGCGGGCATCGATGCTTCCTCCGAACCGAAGTGGCGGAACTATGCCGACATTTACACGAAGGTTGACAACAGCCTGCTTCGTAAACTTCGTCAGGCAGTCCGTCGAACGCGGTTCCGTCCTGCTCCGTTCGTGAATAAGCCCGGCATGGATAATGTCGGCAACCCCATCAAGTTGTACGCTGATGACTCCACGTGCACCGAGTTAGAGGACCTCGGTGACAAACGTGACGACAATAACGGTCCTAAAGACCTTGCCGGCAAAATGCTGCACAATGAAGATGGCACGGTATACTTTAACAGGATGCCGGTTGTGTACGTTCCTCCGCTGGATGACGTTACCGTCACTGATGGCGGTGGCAACAGTGCGTCGCCTGCCCCGATTTATTGCGTGGATTGGACAAAGCTGATCCCCTTCGTGCAGGATGGGTATTGGATGGAAGAGGGCGAGCCGATGTTTGATCGTAGTCAGCATACCACGGCTACTGTCTTCCTTGATGGCTCCCACAACAACATGTGTATCAACCGGCGAACTGCTGGATTCGTGCTTCACAAAGCGATTCCCGGTTCCTAAGTCTCAGTTTTAACTCTCCCCGGAGGCGGTAACTCCGGGGGGATTCTTGCGTGAGGCGGTAACTCACGAAGAAGAACTCTAATATAAGGAATTTAATTTATGCCTGCTGAAGTAAACTTTTCAAACGCTGGTGCGGCAGATCGTCCTAGTCCGAGTATTTGGGCAGATTGTCCTAAAACTCTTCTGAACGATCTTGGTCTTGGGGTTTATGCCGAGGAAGATTTCGTCGGTGGCCCCGGCATCCCGTCTGGCACTACTGTGACGGCGGCAATCGTTGCGAGCATGTCGTGGGGTCCTACAAGTCTGATTCTTGACACAGACTTAGATGACGCTGTGATTACTCACAAAGCATCTGAGGTCAAGGGTTATCTGGACTTGCAGACTGGTGCGACGGACAATGACGCCATCGGGATTCAGGCCGAGCCATTTGGCAAGATCGTCAAGAACTCGGGTAACAAACTGTGGTTTGAAGCTCGATTTGAAATCGGTGCCTTGGCAGATCAAGGCTTTTTCGTTGGCCTTGGCGAGGAAGCTCAACAGACGGTCGATGTTGTTGCGGCTGATTGTGCGGGTCTTATTGCCACAAATTCGTTCATCGGCGGTCAGATTCTGAAGGATGATACCGATGGCTTCGATATCGTTTACCAGAAAGACGGTGGAACGAAAGTCCAAGTTCTGGCAACTGCCACTCAGGCTACGGCGATTGATTCGAGTGATCGATTCAATGTGGCTGCGGACACTGAATTTAAATTCGGTATGCGTTTTGACGGTCATCAGACTATTGCCTTTTACATCAACGGTGTGAAAGTTGCAACTCAAACTGTTGACAGTACGGTCGATCAATCGCACACGTTGTGTCCTCTGATGGCACTGAAAACTGGTACGGGTGCTGCCCAGTCATTTGCAGTTGACTGGATTCGTTACGCCTATCAAGAGAGGTCTTGAACCTAAAGCAGGATAACCCCGTCAAGAGGGCGGGGTTCCTGCTTCTTTAAGGAGTAAACGATGTCAGAACCTACGAGCGTATTGACCTTTCAAGACCTCATCCTTGAAACCGCCAGAAAAGCACGAGTAGCGTACTATGGTGAAAACGGGGATGAGAAAGCTCAGATTCCCAATACGGCATATGAGTTGGACGAGTGCAAACGGCATGTAAACAATGCCATTCGCATGTTTATCCATGATGCCCCTCAGCCTCATGGATGGCGGTGGACTCGCCCTACTGCGTCAGTCTCGATCTGGAACTCAATCGCTGCGGATAGTACGCAGACTGTTGTGTCCGCTGGTTATGATACTGTCACGGATAAAACCTTGATAACGGCTAACACTGACTCATTCTACGAATCGATGGAAGAGAAAGAAATTACCGTTACTGATGTGGATACCTATACGATCTCTGACTATGTATCGGCTACGCAGATTAAGGTATATGGGGATGCAACCGCAATTGGAACGGCTGGTACAACGTGGAGTATTACATCTGATGGAAACTTCACGCTTCCACGAACTTTTCAGGGAATGTATACGGGGCAGATAACGTATGCTTCGGGTACAGATCAAGGGATTGGAATCGAGTGGAAAAGTGAGGCTTTAATTCGTCAGTGGCGTGCGAATATTAC